CGGTGGTGAAGTGAACATATATGAAGAACTATTCCAAGGATTTATTATAACAAAGAATAAAAAGTCCATAGAAAAAATCAAAGGCAGAAACGATTTTAAAACCTTTAACCAAGTTAAAGATGAACCTGAATTTGCTGGTGTTTTAAAAGAAAATATCGCTTTAATTGACATTGATAATACTGAAATGAGTGATTTACTTTTTAAGATAGTTCAGGACAAAAAAATTAATTGTGTTGTTATAAAAACAGGACGTGGCAAGCATTTCTTGTTTAAAAATAATAGTATTACTGCTAATAAAACCAAGTGTAAGCTGGCTATTAGTCTTGAAGCGGATATAAAGCTTGGGATTAAAGCTTCTTATGAAGTGCTAAAAGCGGATGGGAATTTAAGAGAAGTATTGTTAAATCCAGATGAACTTGATGAAATTCCAAAATGGCTTATACCTATTTCAGCTAATATTGAATTTATCAATATGGAAGCAGGTGATGGAAGAAACCAAGCATTATTCAATTACATCCTTACACTTCAATCTGCTGATTTTACAATTGAAGAAGCAAGGGAATGTATAAGAATCATCAACCAATATATTTTGAAGGAATCTTTATCTGAAAAAGAACTTGAAACAATACTTCGGGATGAAGCTTTTCAGAAACCAGTTTTTTTCAAAGGAACAACTTTTTTATTTGATAAGTTTGCAAATTACTTAAAAAACAATGAGCATATCATTAGGATAAATAACCAATTTCATATATACAAAGATGGGATTTATGTTTCAAATGAAAAACTTATCTATAATGCTATGCTGAAACATATACCAAACTTAAACAGAGCAAAAAGAAATGAAGTCATGGCATACCTGGAAGATTTAATAATTGAAAATATACCAGCTTCAAGTGCAAACTTAATTGCCTTTAAAAATGGAGTATATAACCTGGTTGATGATACCTTTATGGATTTTTCACCAAACTACATCATAACAAATAAAATTAATTGGTGCTATAATCCTGAAGCCTATTCAGAATTAGTTGATAAAACCTTGAACAAAATTGCTTGCCATGATAAAGAAATCAGGATGCTTCTTGAAGAAATTGTTGGGGCTTGCATGTATAGGTCAAATACTCTTTCAGGTGGAAAGGCTTTCATCTTGATTGGTGAAAAAAATAATGGTAAATCAACATTCCTGGACATGGTAAAAACAATGCTGGGGGATGAAAATATTGCTTCCCTTGACCTTGGGGAATTAGGTGACAGGTTCAAAACTGCTGAATTGTTCGGAAAACTTGCTAATATAGGTGATGATATAGGTGATGAATTCATTTCCAATAGTTCATTTTTCAAAAAGCTTGTTACAGGGGATAGGGTTAATGCTGAAAGAAAAGGTCAAGACCCATTTGAATTTGAAAACTATGCAAAAATGCTATTTTCAGCCAATAACATTCCAAGGATGGGGAAAGGAAGGGATACTGGTGCAATTATAAGAAGGCTTGTGATTATTCCATTCAATGCAAGATTTAGTGATGCTGACCCTGATTATAAACCTGGTATTAAATATGAATTAAGAGAACAAGAATGTATGGAATATCTTATACAACTTGGAATTCAAGGATTGAAAAGGGTTATTAAAAATAAGGCTTATACAAAATCACAAAAGGTTGAAAAGGAACTTGAAGAATATGCTGAACGAAACAACCCTATTTTATCTTTTCTTCAATATTGTGAAGATGAAGATATTCAAATTGAAAATGAACCAGTAAGTAAAATATATGAAGAATATCAAAGATACTGTGATAAAAATGGTTATACTGCACTTGCAAATAATGAATTTTCTAAACAGCTTCAAAGACAAACAGAACTTACTACAACCAGAAAAACAATTAATGGTAGGAAATATACAATTTTTATTAAACCTGAAAATGGACAGGCTGGACAAGCACAGGACAAGCATAAATAATAAACCTGTCCACTTGAAAAGGCTTGAAATATCAAGGCTTTATAAGAGAGTGGACAGGCTGGACAGGCAGGAAAATTTCTTTATATAAAAATATATATTAACTTATCATATATATAAAAAATATATATAATATAAATTTATTATATAAGCATGTCCAGTATGTCCATTTAAAATGATAAAAAAACCAGTAAAATCAAGGTTTACGAGCATTTGAAAAAGTGGACAGGCATAAAAAATAACCTTGTCCATTTGATAAATAATTTAAGAAAGGATGGGATTAAATTATGAAAACTATGACAGGTGAAGAATTTTTGAATAAGGTTAGGACAATTAAAACAATAACAGATGTACATTGGTGGGTGGAAGGTGATGTATTAGACCCTGATTTAGTTAAAGTAGTAATAATTGCAGATGGTGAAGAAATTAAGATAACTTATCCAATGAAAGGTGACAATAATGATTTTATTCAACATGCTGCAATAGCTTTAATAATAAATAAGTTCATGGAACAAATAGGAAATGACTTCAGAATAAACTTTGCTGATGATATGACAAATGCAATAAATTATTCAAGAAAACAAATTCAAGATAGGAGATGATTTGATGTATAAGTACAAAGTGATTTCACCAGGTGGAAGGGAATTTACCTGTATAGCAAAAAATTCCACAGATGCAAAAAGGCAAGCTTGTAAATTTTGGGGTATTCGTGCCAATGATTATTGGTGTGGTGTGTCGGCATTAAAAGCAAAAAAGGAAAGGATGTGATTTTATGGACCATGTATTAAATGCTATGCGACCACATTATGAAGCCTTACTGGATTGCTTCTTGGAAGAACATAGGACAGGCAAGTATAAGAAGTTTTCGGACAATCCTTATTATGAAGAAGTTAAAGCCTTAATTGATGCCATGAATGTTTTAAGGAAATACCTTGGCTAGGAAACCATCAAATTGAAGGATGAAGTTGAATTTTACCTATAAGATGAAGGGGGAATGAAAAATGTTTGTTATTTTCAATCATGAGAAGTTGGAACAAAGAATCAATGTCATGTATGGCAACATAGAAGCTTTTGGAAAGCTTATGGGTATGACCAAGCAAAGAATCAATTCCAAGTTGAAAAGTACAACAGACTTCACACAGTCGGAAATTGAAAAGGCTGCTGAACTGTTGGATATTAAGCCTGAAGAAATTCCTGAATACTTCTTTGATGTTGAAGTATGCAGACCATGAGGAAAGCCATTGCATAATACCTGGACAAGCATTACACAATGGCTTCACATGGTAAATATTAAATCCCTAAATTAATATTATCGTGTGAAGCCAACATTTTCAAGATAATTGATAGAAATTGATATGTAATGAATGTTATTATTAAAATGTCACAAACCATGTCACATTGATACTCTTGAGATGCATTATTATTAGTGATATGCTTGTATCATGGTTAGTTTGGCAAATTAAAAACAGTGCAAATTTCATGCAAAATTAATGCTATGGTAATAATTATTTATAGATGTTAAAATTTATATAACTTAAAATATGGTTAAAAGAGAACTTTCAAGCTTATTTCTGGCGTGGATGTTCTCTTTTATTTTTCCCTAAAAGGCAGGTGGTGAAGTGGGAAGTATAGTTTTTATTGATTTCCTAAACAAACTTCCTCCAAATAATGCAGTTGCAGTTGCTGGAATGTTAAATCAGCTATATGAAACTTCTGAAGATGACATTGGTTTCATTGAAGATTTTATACTTCATGGTTCACCGATACCCAATAACATTGTTAAGAACATCAACCAGGCATTTAAAGAAGCTGGCTTTTCACAATTTACTTGGGAAAATTGCAGAACAGACACCAGGAATAAATGTTTTGATAACTGGTTTGATGAAGTTTAATCAAAAGAAAGGATGATAAAAGATGAAAAGATTTTATGAAACAGAAATGCCAGTAGCAGTAATTACAAAGCATGGGGAATTCAGGTATTACAAGGAAGCCAAGAAGTTTCAAGTTTCAAAGGCTAAATAGAAAAGCCTTGATGGTGAAATACATCATGGTAAAACAGTAACCCTGGATATAAATGCTTTTAAGGGTAATGAGGATTTGAAAGCATTGCTGAACCTGGTGCTGGCTGACATTGGATAAGTATTCGGACATATCGGACACCTAAAAAGGAAAGGCAGGTGATGGAATTGGCAAAGCTGACAGCGAAACAAAGAAGGTTTTGTGAAGAATATCTGATTGACCTGAACGCAACACAGGCGGCAATCAGGGCAGGGTATTCCCCTAAAACAGCAAGGTTCATTGCTAATGAAAACCTTACAAAACCCTACATCCAAAGAAGAATTGAAAAAATGATGGATGAACGGTCGAGAAGAACAGGTATAACACAGGATATGGTTATTCATGAACCTGGTAAGATTGGCTTTTCAATTATTACTGATTACTTAAAAATTGAAAATAACCAGGTTGAATTCTTTGACACTGACAGCATCCAGCAAGATAAGCTTTCAGCTATTGCTGAAATCAAAGAAACCAATAATGGAATATCATTTAAGCTTCATGATAAATTGAAGGCTTTGGAACTGCTTGGAAGGCACTTGGGAATGTTTAAGGACAGGGTTGAAATATCAGGGCAATTGGATAATAACCCTTTTGAAGGGCTTAATTGAAAAATTATAAACAAAGAAAGGTTGGTAAATAAACATGAAAATGGAATTAAAAAACAGAGTGCAAAAACTTATTGAAAATTATAAAAAGGTTACAAATGTTTTCTTGGAAGAAATAAGGAACTGGGAAAGCAATTCCTATTACACCAGTGATGCCAAACAGGATGAAATTAGGAAGGTAAAAGCACAAATGTTAAATAATGATGCAGACTTTAACAAACAGCTTTTAAACATCATCACAGAAGAAAAGGAAGCCATTTTGAATTCTACTATAAAAAAACCTGCTGATTATCAGCTTCAGATTTCCAATGCTTTGAAGTTTCTTGAATTGGCTGGTAGCAATCTCACAGATGAACAAGCTTTTGAATTAGTTAGACCATTCTTTGGTGACTATAAGACCATGAAAAACTTCCATGCAGTTCTTTCTGAAATAAATGGTTTAAATGTTACTACTTACAGCCTTGGATTATTTGATAAGGTTATAAATAATCTTGAAATCCTTAAAAACAATTTTGCCAAGTTCTTTGATGCTGGAACATATACAACTAATGGCTTGGCTTATACTTTGAAAGAAACTGCACTTTTAAGCGATATTGAAGATATTGAAAGGATTATTCAAAAGCTTGATAGTATTATTCCAGCTTCATATAAAGAAGTAGAAGCTGAATTAAAAAATGAAATGGTGGTGTAATGTGATATGAAATACCAGGATGATTTACAAAAAGGAATAGTGAATGGTATTGTTGGAATCAGGATTGGTTCACCAACACCTGATGGACTTAACCCAACTGATGATGGCTATGACCATTTAAGAGCAATAGAGCATGTTGGAACTGTTCTTCAGGATGGTATTGGAGATAATCTTACACCTAAAGAAGAATAAATTTTCATTAAGCTGCATTGGTGTAAAGTATTTTTTATATCAATGCAGCTTTTTTATATTTGGGGGTGGTTAATATACTGAATGAAGCAGTAATCAAAGAAATTCTTAAATCAATGATTATAGAACAATTAAAAAACGGTGGTTTGGCTTTGGAATTGACTAAAAGAGATATTGAGAAGTTTAAAAGTAGTTTAGCTTTAATAAAAGATGATTCAATTCCAGCCAATGAAAAACGTAAAGTTGCAAATTTTTTAAAATACATGAATGATGCTTTAAAAAGATTACATGAAATAGCTGGTGAAAGGGAATTTGCTATTTTTTACAACTATTGTATTGAAGGTAAGACAAGAAATGAAATAGCAGATGCTTTAAATATTGATATTTCAACGGTTGCAAGGAATAAAGAAAAAGCATTAAAGAAATTATCAATTATTATTATCCAGAAATTAATATTACTAACATGATGTAAAGGTTAGGGAAGGGGTGATTGCTTGACTAATGAAGAACTTATAAAAAAATATCAAGAAGGCAATCATTCTGCTTTGGATGAATTGATTATACAAAATGAAAAAATTGTTAAATTTTTTGCCAATAAATATTATGGTATTGCAAGCAGGGCATTAGTGGATTTTGATGACCTTGTTCAAGAAGGTTGGATTGCATTTATAAAAGCGGTAGAAAAATATAGGTTTGATACTGAACAACCAATTAAGTTTACTTCATATGCAAGTGAAGTAATCAAATATAGAATGCTTAATTTCATAAACAGAAACATTTTCAGGGTTAAAAAAAGTGATTCAAACAGTGAACAAATAAAAATATGTAGTATTTCAGAAACCATTTCAGGAACAGATGATATGACTATTGAAGAAACCATTGAAGACGAACAATCAGAAGAACCATTTACATTAATTGAAGATGAAATTGACAATGAGATTTTAAGAGAAGATTTATTTGACGTAATTTATACCGTCCTTGGAAAAGGTGCTGGACTTGTAAGAAATGTATTGATTATGCATTATGGCTTGAAAGATAAACCACAAACATTTGAACAAATAGCTAAAAAATATAAAGTTACACGTCAATCTGTCCAGGAAGCAGAATTTAAAGCAATTAAAAAAATAAGGAACAGTGAAGCTGGCAAGGCATTAATGAAAAAATATCAGTGGATGGTGTTTAATTCTTTGGAACATGAAAAAGACCAAATAAATCAATTTGGTTTACCTGATATTGTGTTGGAAAGGATGGAAACATTAGATGATTTACTATATAGAATTCTTAAACAATGTCATTAAGAAGGGTAGATGAAAAAAATTATGAATGGAAATGTTGAAATTATTAATGAAAATCTTTGGGCGATAGAATTTGACCCTAAAGTAAAAATTGAAGGCATTGACTTTGAAAATCAACCACCTTCATATAAAGAGGGTGGAAGAATATCTAAAAATGGTGTTCTTGTTCTTAATAAATATTATTCTGGCTACGAATTTTTAAAGCGTGCTATGTCAGCTTTGATGAATGATAGTGATGAAGAACTTAAATTAAAAAAAGACCTTGCTTCAAAACCAGGTAAGTAACAGTTTATTCCATTATCATTTATTGAAGCTGAAATTAAAAGAAGAAAAATTAAAGGGGTTTGGTCAGGTGATTAACCATAAAGGGGTGAAAACAGGATGAATAAGAATGTTGAAGTTATCAATGAAAACTTATGGGCGGTAAATTTTCATCATTTACGATATATTAAAGACCTTCCATACACCTGTAATGACCCTGATTCATTAGATAAGGTTGCTTCACTTACTGATAATGGAATAATAGTGTTGAATAAAAGTCATGAAATATATCCAACATTGAAACAGTTATTTCCAAGACTAATGCAAAATACTGATGAAGAATTGCTTATGAAAATTAACTACATGAAAGATAAAAACAGGGATGGATATGATAGGGTTTATAAATACTGCTTAAATGCTGAATTAAAAAGAAGGATGGTTAAAAAGCAGTTTAATGAACAATCAAAGGATAAGCCAATATTTAAACGGATACTGAATTTTATAGGATTTAATTCCAAAGAAAGGGGTGGAAAGTAAATGGCAACAATAAGAAGTGCAATTCAATTATATGATGGAATGACACCAGGATTAAGAAGCATAACCAATGCACTAAATATTACTATTTCAAGCTTTGAAGCTATGCAAAGGGCTTCCAGCAATGCAATTGATACAGCAAGTATTCAGACAGCAAGAGCGGAATTAAACAGGGCAGAAATTGCATTTAATGAGATTGAAAAACAAATTAGGGAAGTAGACCAGGCACAGCAGGAATTTAATAATGATATTAGGAATAGTCATGGCTTAATGGACAAATTAAAAAGTATGGCAATGTCCTTGGGTGCTGCTTTTGGTGTTAAAAAAATTATTGAACTTGCTGATAATATGACACAAACAAATGCAAGGCTTGATTTAATCAATGATGGTTTACAAACCACAGCAGAACTTCAAGATAAAATATTTGCTTCAGCACAAAGGGCAAGAGCTTCTTATCAGGCAACAGCAGATGTTATTTCAAAATTAGGTTTATTAGCTGGTGATGCCTTCAAAAGTAATGATGAAATGATTGCTTTTTCTGAATTAATGCAGAAAGCCTTTACTGTAAGTGGTGCAAGCATTCAAGAACAAACAGCAGCAATGTATCAGTTAACCCAAGCAATGGCTGCTGGAAGACTTCAAGGTGATGAATTCAGGTCAATTATGGAAAATGCACCAATGCTGGCACAAGCAATTGAAGATTATATGCATAATGTCATGGGTGTTGAAGGAACATTAAAAGACATGAGTGCAGAAGGTTTAATTACTGCTGATGTAATTAAAAATGCTATGTTTAGTGCTGCTGATGATATTGAAAATAAATTCAAAGAAATGCCAATGACCTTTGGTCAAATTGGAACAATTGTT